ATAACTTTGTAAATCGTACATAAGTAATAAATATAACATAACCCCCTACCCCATTACAACTTATAGATGTTAAATTATTGTTAAATGAAGGGGGGTACCCTATAAATTTCACGAGGACCCGCCTTTGTGAAAAATAATTCACAATCACACAATTTTGTGAAAGTATCTGACTCTTTTTAGGCATAATGAAATAAAAATATATATATAAACTTTAGATCCAGATAAAAATATGGATCTCTACTTTAGGTTTAGATTGTCTGACTAATTTAAAGTCTTAATGAAATAAAAAAATATATATCTGACTATTTTTTGATCATAATGAGATAAAATATGTACTACTTTCTTTCTCCTGGATCATTATCTGGATCAACATATATATATGATTCATAAGTAAAAAAAATAAAATAAAAACTATGTAACCTTTTTAATATGATATAGTCTAAATAGTACAGACAAAACAAAGGAGTAATAATGACAAAAATAAAAACATATAAGCCAAACAAAAACAGTTGGAAATATAATTTTGTTGCGAATCTAGATAATGGAAAAGTAGTTGATTATATAACAATTGTTACAGAATATGGGAAAGAATATGCCGAAGATTGTTTTAGAAGATCTTTAGAAGAACAATTAGAACGATTTAACGCTGATTGGTTTTCTTTTCATTTGGTTAGTAAGACAAAGGAGAAATAATGGCTATATATGCAAAGTTTGACTTCAATGTTTATATTGATGTTCAAGACATACATGATAGTAATGAGATTAAAGACGCATTAATTGACTGGTGGACTAGCACAACAGACTTACCAGATTATGAAATATTAGAGGAGGAATAATGGCTATTAAAGACACTTTAGATGAGTATTCATTTGTTAGTAGATTTTTAGAACGCAGAGATAATTTTAGCCCAAACGCATTACAAACACTTTATCATTATTTTGATGATCTAAGCGAAGGTATAGGAGAGGATATAGAATTTGATCCTATAGCGATTTGTTGCGATTGGACAGAGTACGAAAACGAAAAAGAGTGCCTGGAAGATTATGACTTTGTAGAAGACATGGAAGAAATAAGAACAAGTACAGTTGTATTGCCAGTCCATGGCGGGTCAATACTTGTTCAAAATTATTAAAAACTATGTAACCTTTAGACCTCTTCGGAGGTCTAAGAGTTAAAGGAGAAAAAATGATACAAGTTAAAAGTCCAAACACAGGACAGGTGCTAAACATAGAAGGAGAGTTATTAAACCTCGTAGAAGGGGTAAATTACATTGAAAATGCTTATTATGATCAAGAAGGATTCACACAAGACAATATTTTAAAAGCTGTCTTTAAAGTCCTGGAAATTGAAAGATTAAGAGGCATTTGGGATGGAACATATAATATTGATACTTTTATTAGAGAAAATGTTTTTGACATAATCTCTAGAGAAATGGAGAAAGCATAAACAAATGGGGATCGGAAAGATCCCCAACTTTCAAAAAATCTGACTATTTTTGATCAATAATGAATAAATATATAAGGAGAATTAAATGGCGTGGGAAGAAATATCACTAAATGAACAGAATTATGTTTTGTTTAGACACGAACATAATGTTGTTTTAAATGAAAAAGAATACCTATTAAGCGAAGATGGGAGTTTAAGAACCTTCACTTATGAAGATGGAATTAAATTTGCTGAAAGCATAGGTTTAAGCGAAGAAAATTTAGAACACCTGTAACCTTTTTCTCTTTTGTGAAGTCTAATTAGTACAACACAAAGGAGAAAAATGAACAAAGAGATTACTTACAAAGAATGGGTGGATACATATAAGCCAATACTAAATAAAAATAAGTATGGGCAGAATTATGTTTCTGTACAGGGCGAAGAAAGTTATGGCGCATTCGATGTATATGACGATGATGACAAAGAAATGTTACAGAACACAGAGTACCAATATATTTGGACTTTAACTAATGAAGATAATCATGATTATCTTTTAAGTGGCGTCCACTATGTCAACAGAATGGAGTATTACATTTGTGAAGTGCCATTTGCCGAAGGAGAAGATATCACGATAGACATGGGCTGTTGTTGTGATAGCGATGAAGGCGAAAGTTGTGAAGATTGCACAGAGGAGGAAGAATGAAAAAATTTACAGTGTTTGAAAATCTAACTTATGGATATGAGATAGAGGCAAAAGACGAAGACCACGCAGAAGAAATCTTTTATGGAGAGGCTGAAGGTTTAGTAGGCAAGGGTTATCTATGTGAGGGTACAGAAATAACAATAGTAGAGGAGGAATAATGGAGTACGAATACACAGCAAGTATCAATTTAAAACTAGACAGCACAGCGCAGAAATTTTTAAGTGCGCATGAATTAGGACCTGATGTCTTAGACATAGAGCCTGACCAGGCTGATGTTTGGCTAGCTTTACATAACGAAATACATTCATGGTTAAATGATTTGGGTATTGAGGTAGAGTTAGATTTGAAAGATGTAGTAGCTCAATGATTGGGCTACTCATCAGATTCTTAGAAGGGCAGCCTAAGAAAAAACGAAAACCAAATAAAAAAAACTGACTAATTCATAATTCTTAATGAGAATATAGATATATAAAAAAAAAGATCTTCAAGTAGATCCAAATAGGATCAAAAAAAATATTTAAAATATGTAACCTTTTCGTATCTAAGTAGTCTAATAAGTGTAAGCAAACAAAGGATATGAAATGATTATACATGATATGGCTTCAGGTAAAGTTACTGAGACTACACCTGAAGAGTTTATGAAACACATAGCTCCAAATATCGAAGAGTTTAAAAAACTCCAAGAAAAATTTGCCAGCTACGAAGAGGAGTAAATACATGAGAGACATAACAGAATATATTGATGATTATGTAGAAGATAATTATGGACATACTAATTGGGGATATGCGAGTACATATTCCCCAGTTGAATTAAATTCAAATGATCAATACGATATGGAACTTAATAATACGATTGTTATTTGGTACAACTCAATAGAAGAAGAATAATATAAAAACTATGTAACCTTTTTATCTTTTTAAAAGTCTAAGTAGTAACAAAGGAGAAAATATGAAAGTTAAAGATGTAATTGAGTATTTAAAAGAATACAAAGAAGATGAAGAAATACTTATTGCATGGTTAGATTACGAGATGTTTGATGACCATGAAGATGTTTCTTACGAAGCATGGGTACAAACCTGTAGAGACTGGATAGATAGCGACCATAGTTTATATGAGCTAGTTTCTAATTACTATTTAGTTAGAGACAGAGACTTAGCTAACAGAGAGAAGGCACAAGCTAATCAAAAAATTAGGCAAAAGCCAAAAATATAAAATACTATGTAACCTTTTTGAAGGTAGATAGTCTAAGTATTGTAAGCGAGAACGCATAAGGTTGGAAACTCTAGCTTAGAACTAGAGGCGTGAAATACCATATAAACAATGTAATTCCAGTGTGGTACGCTAATCGCTTACATAAAGCTACTTATATTATAGAACTAGCTGACCTCTCGCTTAGAGTACTCAAAGTATGATAACGAACTAAGGCATACACGAAGTCAGTTGTCTCAGACTTGTAGGTAGCTTGTAGCACATAAGGTTAATATCGTAATAAATTGCAAGCCCTTGTGCGTTACAAGCTATCTATTCAAACAAAGGAGAAAAACATGAAAGATCTAGATTTCGTAAACATGATCTTTAATGACTGGAACGAAAATTTGTGTGATAACGATGAAGATAGTGTCAAGTGTCAAGAACTGAGATATTTAATCTTAGGACTTATGGCGGACACAGTTGAAGGTAAAAAATTATTTAATTAATATGTAACCTTTTACACAATTTGTAGTCTAAGTTATAGAAGCAAAAACAAAGGAGAATATATGCCAAATGTATGTACGAATACAATATTTATAGAAGGTAACGCAGAGAGTATAGACCTTATATGGAACATGGGACAAAGTGAAGGACACGAAGGTCGTTTTAACTTTGAAGACACTTTAGTTAAAACATTTGATTTAGCTAAGTGTTACGCAGTTCCAGAAGAGTTAACTTATATACATTGCGGTAGCACAACTATAAATGGCGAACAATTTAATAACTGGAAATATGTAGATAAGACAACAGGAGAAGTTGTACGCTACAACATTCTAGATGGGAAAGATGACAATATTGAAATGGTTGGTCTTACTGAAGAAGAAGTAGATGAACTAAAAGAGAAATATGGAAGTGAAAACGCTTATGAGTGGACTTACGCTAATTGGGATACAAAGTGGATAACTGAAGTTGATGTAGACAATGTTGAGTTTGATGAATACAAACCAGACAATTACAAGTCAATGGAGTTTGAAGTTGACACAGCGTGGTCGCCACCAGTATCACTTTTACAACACTTATGCGATTGTTATGATTTAAAAATCAGCTGTCGTTGGTGGGAAGAAGGTGGTAACGCAGGTTGGGAACACTTGCACCCAAATAGTTAACTAACAAGAAGGAGTATTAGTTTTAACATATACTCCTATGTTGCTGAAGTAGTGGTAGAGGAAACTCTACCACTACGCAGATCTCAATTGAGATTAAATAAAAAACTATGTAACCTTTTATACATAGAAGTAGTCTAAGTATTGTAGACAGCTTAAAGGTAACAGCTGAACAGTTTTAGTTTAAGTACGAACGCAGACATTAATTGTTTAGAAATAAACAAGCTATCGATAGTTTCAGCCACATGTTTTGCTGTCGTGGAGAAAGTAAGCTCGTTGCCTTTAAGCTATCTATAAGTAGGTAGCTTGTAGCACATAAGAGAGAGAAGATGACAACTAGGCATAAGCTGTCTCTCTTAGTTCGGTAGTAGGAAGTTGGAAACGCTACCAATGAACAAGTAAAATCAACTTGTGTGTTACAAGCTATTTATAAAGCCCTCACTTATTAAAGAGAGCCTTGAACGATTAGTAGGGGTAAGGAAACGCTAATCGGTAGGTAGCTTGTAGCACATACTAATGTTGAAAGAAAGGTTGGAACTCGTGTACAAAACGAGGAAAGGCGATATAAACATACAAAACTTCCAGTTTCGTCCACTATGTGTGTGTTACAAGCTATTTATGTTCCACAAATGAAATGAAAGCAAATGGTTGGATAAGTAGGTAGCTCGTAGCACATAGTAAGGTCTTACAAACTAAGCGAAAGCATTTTGTAATAGGTTTTCTAGGCAACCTCAAACTGTGTGTTACAAGCTACTTATAAAGGATAAGCAAGGGGAAATTTGAACTTACTAAACCTTGCCCGATACGAAAGTATTTGGTATATCCAAGTTCTGTAGGTAGCTTGTAGCACATAATAGATCAACAAAAAATCTGACTATTTCAGATCCATAATGTAGTAAAGAATATCTATAAAAATAAAAGATCAAAAAAAAATAAATTTACTTGTAACCTTTTTTATTTATTGAGTGTCTAATAGGTACAGACAATAAAGGAGAGAAATTGTTAGGAACACATAACTCAATAGACGAATTAGATAATCTAGTAGGACTAACTATTACTGGTTGGAAAGAAGTAACGATAGATTGGGGACACTCATTTATCATGCTCAAGACTGATCAAAAGTTTGATAGTGGCGAACCTGTTTATCTATTACTATCACAAGACGCTGAATTAAACGAAGGCGGTTATTTAGGTTTTGTCGATAGCGACTTTGAAAAAATGATAAAGGAGTAATAAATGGGATTAAAAGAGATAATACCTAATATAACTGATGAAGAAATTGTATTAGTAAATAAGATCGAAAATACAAGAGAACGCATTAATGAAGCTAGAGAGTATGGAGATGATACACAATCTTTATACGATAGAATGCGCGAACTTAAAGAAGATCTTGAAGTAGCTAAAGCAAAAAGAAGAGCTACAGAAAACTAAAAAATTTTAGATTATGTGTAACCTTTTATGGTTACGCATAGTCTAAGTAGTACAAGCAATAAAGGAGAAAACATTATGGCAACTAGAGGATTATATAAATTCTATAGTGATACAGAACAATTAGAAAATAATAGACCTAATGCGACTATATATCGTCATTGGGATAACTATTTAGAAGGTGGGGGAGCTGACCTTGTAGAGTTTTTAACAACTCTTAGAGATAGCGACTTTGATAACAGATTTCTCGATAGCTCATATTTAGCAAGTAAGTTTGTAGTTTACTTAGCTAGAGAGTTTGCTAATGATTGGAATGAAGAGCCACTTGATTTTCTAAGTGTAGGGGTTGTACACAACGATGATGACTGGGGAGCGGAATACACCTATCACATAGTAAGTGAGATAGGAGTAGACAACATACCAAAAGTCTTTGTTGATAGTTACAATTACGACAAAACAGAATTATCAGAAGCATTTAAACAAGAACAAGAACAGGAAGTTTTATAAACTACCTTGTTGTTAGTGAAGAGATCAGGGGAAGAAATATCCCCTGATTTTTTTTGGATCTTTCTGACTAATTTAAATTTGATAATGATGATAGAAATATATATAGAAATAAAAATCTTAAAAATTATGTAACCTTTTAAAGGTTATTGAAGTCTAAGTATCACAAGCAATAAAGGAGAATAAAAAATGGGTTATCAAACAGCTCAAGCGTTAGCGTTAATGGATACGATTAACTTAAAAAATCAAATAAAAAATCATTTATTAGGTAACTTTTATCCACGACACGATGTTCGCTTAGTATCGGTATGCGTAGAAGCGCTAGAAATTTATAGAGACAATATTGGAGATATTGAGTATGGATTTTTAGATATATGGGATACCTATATCGAATTACCAGATGAGCTTGAATATAAGAACTCTAATAAAATATCGGTAGGAGATTGTATTGAGACACTTAGATTAAGTGCATGGGTAGACATCTTTTACTCAGAATTTTTAGAAGAGGAATAAAAAAAATTAGATCTTCGTGTAACCTTTTTAGGTTACATGAAGTCTAAGTAGGGAGAACAAAAGGAGATATATGAACGACTTAAAAGAACTATCTATACAAGAAATAGCGAGTTTAATCTATATGGATTGGACTATGGAAAAAGTTAGCTATTCAGCTCGACCTTATCTAGACGCTATGACTTATCTCGATTCAATTGACGATAAGTATATGTTAGATAGTGGAAAATCTATTGTTACATATTTTCTATCGAACGCTAGTGCATGGCGTGGCGATGTAGCTAAAGAAGTAAAAGCTGAATTAAAGAAGAGAATAAAATAAAAAATATTTTAGATTTCATGTAACCTTTTATGGTTACATGAAGTCTAAGTATTACAAGCTAACAAGGAGAATATTATGTTCGTACCACGAACTAGAAAAATCGATACTAAAGATAGTAGCGTTATTGATGTAATTTATTACATGAGTACATTTAAAGAACAAACACTATTTGTACAATTTAACAATGGTGCAATGTATACCTATGATGATGTACCTTTTAAACATTTTAAAAGTTTAAGAAGTGCTAATCGTAGAAATAAAAGTGTAGGAAGTTTATTTAACGACTTAGTTAAAAAAAGTGGTTATGCGTATAGGAAGATTTCACGATGAAGTCTTCTTATGCAAGAGAACTACACAAAGCAACAACTATTCTTTTAAATACACTTATGGTATTAGGAGAGCCATTCGAATTTGACAGCGATTTAATATGCGCTGATGAATTATTTGATGAGTGCTTATGCCCCAATTGTATTTATAAGAGTGTTAAAGGAGAAATATGAGTGAGCCATTTTTATACAATACAAAGTTATACGAAATTTTAGATATTTCTGGTAATGGAGTATTTAACACACTAGATATCATATTGTATTGGTGTTATTTCGTAACAGTTGTATTTTTTTACAAAACTGTTGTTAGCAAAGTAATTAAGAAGAGTGGCAAATAAGCTACTCTTCTTAATTTTTACAGCTGATCTAATTTAATTATTTCGGATCTAATCTGACTATTTTAGATTTCGTAATGATTAAAAAAATATATGCAAAAAATAAGTTATAAAATACCTGTAACCTTTTAGCGTTATAGGGTGTCTAATCGTAAAGGAGAAAAAAATGATTATAGGAATGTTAGATAAATTCTTAAAAGAATTAAAAAAAGAACAACAACTTAAAGAACACATTGAAAGAGAAAACGATAACCCTGATAGCGTTTTTTATACTGGCGATAAAAAATAAAATTAGGTGTAACCTTTTTACTTTTAAAGGTGTCTAATAAGTACAAGCTAACAAGGAGAAAATATGACCGATAAAGAGTTCTTTAGTGCTATTAGTGGCGTGGAAGATACTGAATTAACTGGCGATGAGCTTATTGATTGCGGTAACTGTATGGTACGAATACCTAAAGAAATATTGCAAGACGCGGGAGATTACATTTTTTTAAATGAATACACTTGCGAAAATTGTAACGAGCCATATTAAAGGAGTAAATAATGGACATGTATGATATTGAAGACAGCGTCATTGAAAAAATAGCGCTAGATATTTTAAAATCTAAACTCGAATGGAATAGAGCTGAAGATTTTAGAACATTGTTTAGTTACGATAGTAAAAATGTAGAAGTTACATTTTCATTATCAGCTACGATTGATGAAACTGATTTAGAAGTATGGAATGATAGAAATAACTATTACCCCAATTGTTACAGCTGTAACAAAGTCCTACTGGATAGCCATGACGAAATCGATTGTATTGATGATGAGCCATTCTGTAGGGAGTGCTATAGCAAACAAGAAGCAAAACAAGAATTAGCAATTGATAATTAATTCAATTGCTAATTCTTAAAATGTATTATATAATTAGAAAAAACAACATAGGAGAAAAAATGAACGCAAACTTAATTACTGAGAATGTAGAGCAACAAAAAAAAGAACAGCTTAAAAAATTAGCTAGTCATTTTAATTACTCTACATGTGATGAGTTAGAAAAGCCATTACCTGAATTTGAGCAATTCATAATTAGAGATGGATTTGTTTTTCAATTAGATACAATAATTGAAAATAATTCTAAAACTTGTCCAAAAAAACACAATAGCGATACAGCAGTGTATAAATTATTTAATGGCGCTATCGGATACGATAGTTAAGTAAATATAATACATGGACTAAAGGCGGGTATTTATTACCCGCCTTTTTTTATTTAATTCTGACTAATTCTGTTCCTTGATGATAAAAGAAATAAATATAAATTTTAAAAAAGTTAGATCGTAATTTTTGATTCTAAAACCCCATGAAATCTAATCATCTGACTATTTTTTTTTCGGTAATGAGCAAAGTTATAAATACCATTTTGATCGTTTTCGAACACCTGTTCGATTTGTGAAAATTTTCACATTCTCGTAAAAATCTAAATGTAAAGTTTAGGTTTAGATTTTACCAATTAAAAAAAAATTAAAAAAAATATGTAACCTTCTTGTATTCAATGCGGTCTAAGTATTTGAGCGGGTAAAGTTGCAAACTTACCTTAGGGTTAGATAACAAAAACTTTAACCCGCTTAACTAACAACATAAGGAGAATAAAAAAATGGATATGTACGATATCGATCAATTAACTCATGAAATAATTGAATTAGTTGACGCTCTAAAATTAATTAAAAGATATAGCAATGATGAGATAGCTTTTAATAATTTAAAAGAAGATATGTTAATTAATTATAAAATGAGTAAAAAGAATGAATTAAATACACTTATATTAGATTTATTCGATGATAAAAAAGGAGAGTTATAAAATGACTAGGAAAGATTATATAACTTTGGCGGGTATTTTTTCTATATCTAGATTAGAAATAGAAGAATTAAATATTCCAGAAGATCAAAAAAAATTAATATTAAAAGAGGTTAGAAATATTATTTCTAATTTAGGCGGTGTATTAGCTGAAGATAATCATCGTTTTGATTATGAGCGTTTTATAACCGCTTGCAAATATAATGATATTTCTTATAAATGAAATATTAAAAAATATTGAAGAAGATAAAATTCAAAAAGGTCTTAAAAAAAGAAAAAGAAAAACACGAAGAAAATCTTCTTAAAATTAACCCGATAACTTTAAAAGGTTATCGGGTTTTTTTTGGATCTGTGTGACTCTTGATCCCAATAGGAAATTTTAAATAACTTTCCGCTAGTAATACATAGAAGAAAAAATATTTAAATATACTTTACATATTTAAAAAAGGTTTATATAATAATTAAAAAGAACATAGGAGAAGAAAAAATGAAAAATACATTAACAGTAGAACCGATTAAATTCGAATCTAAAAGTTATGTAAATTATCATTGTGAATATTGCAATAATGAAATAGAAGAAAATTACTATTTCTTTATTCTAGATCATAAGCATATATACAAAGAATTAATGATATGCGGGTTAGATCTTGAAGACGCGATAAACACAATAGTAATGAAATATGATAAATTACAACTAATTCATAATATAAATAAAAGGAGTATATAAACATGGATAAAGAAAATAACATTCTAGAAAATGCGGAGCTTGTAACCGCATACACTAGCAAGTTAAAAAAACAACAAAGAGAGTATGGAAATAAATTTCACAATGGCAGTTGTGAAGAATTAGATCGTCCGCAGTCTAATTTTGATGAAATAATAGTTAGAGATAACTTAATATTTGAATTAGTGGAAATTATTCCTAACAAGTCAAAGAGTTGTAAAAATAGGCACAATGGAGCTACTGGAGTGTATAAAATCTTTAATGGAGCTCTAGGATACGATATATAGAACATGAATAGAAAAACATTCATATTAGAAGATAACAAACCAGTTAGAAGAAATATAAAAGAATTATATATTCAATGGTTACAGCTTCAATATGGTAATAATTTACACATTCATGAAATGAGCGCTAACCATTTTAAATTGGTTAGCGTTTCATTAATGGATAGTAGAAGAAATGGAGAAAATTAAAATAATGAAGGTTAAAGAATTAAAAAATACATTAGATGATATTTTTTATATACTCGGAGACGATGAACTTTTTGGAGATATGTTAGAACATGGAGAATTTGAATTTCATTCTAACCATTCAAAGAATGGCGGTTATGAATGTCAATTATGTTATTTAAATCTTCCAAAAGGTAAATTAACTATTAATGATCTTTTATATTCCTATGAAGAAATAAAAGATTTTAAAATAGGTTTCGAGCGTAACATAGAAGATTATCTACAAGGTATTTAAAAAAACTCATTAAAAGATCTAGAAGATTAATTTCTTCTAGATCTTTTTTTTATTTGCTGGGTTAGGTTACCTTATTAAAATATAAATAAAATATGAATGTAAACTTTAGGTTTAGATTTTTTTTGATGATAACCCATTTTCAAAATCAAGAAAAAATTTTTTTTCTGTGGCATATAGCACTGCGAACGCTAATGACACTTTGCAATGACAGAAAATATTTCACGCATTAATTTGGATCTTCTTTATACTCAGTATTGCTTAAATAAAGATGTTTAAGCGTTGAGGGTACATTAATACTAATGTAGGGAAATAAAGGAGTCCTGTGAGGCTCCTTTTCCTATTGGGTAGCCCTTTTCTCTCCTGGCATAGCATTTTCTTTGAAAATCGGCACCCCCTACTTATATTTTTACTTACTGTTATTGACATACAATATTTCGACTTTCTCTATTTACCTATGGTAGAATTAAGAGTAGATATGGGTAGACCAATAAAATTAAATGAAGATAAAATGCAACAGATCTGTAAGTGGCTAACTGCAGGACATTTTATTGAACAAGCTGCTTCTTTGAGTGGTGTTTCTTCAGCCAGTATATACAATTGGTTGTCTAGAGGCAAAGAAGATTCCAACAATGGAGAACAAACAATTTATTCAGAGTTTTTAGAGAGGGTAGTAGAATCTAAAGCTAAAGCTGAAGCATTGTTTTTGAACACAGTAAGACAGGCTGCACAAAATGGTGTATGGCAGGCTGCAACCTGGTATTTGGAGAGATCTAACCCATCTTGGAATAAAGAACTTCAGAAACAGATCCTAGAAGATCAACAACTTGCACTTCAAGAAGAAGAAGTCATTGTTGTAGAATATTCTAAATAACCTCGAATCGCGCCCCCATAATGAGTCGAATTTATGTAATATTTGATGACAAAAATTTTTTTTATCCCCTGGACAGATAATTATATTGTGGCATACTGTTTCCCAAGGAAAAATGGATCTCTAAAGCAAAGAGGACCTGGAAAACCAGATCCCCTTAGCCAACAAAGGAGGACACTATGAGTACACAATAAGAGAAATACGAATGTCTCTTAGATCATATTGTCTTACTCTTATTATATAGGCTAGTAAGAGTGTATTACAAGTTTTTTAAGCCGAGTTTTTTTAGGCACCACTATATGTAGTGTTATTTGAGTGTAGACACACTATATATAGTGTCGAACAAATGTTCGATTATCCATACATACTATATGTAGTATGTCAATGTGCTGATACCACTATATGTTGGGTGTTCAAATTCTTGGATCCCTAGGGGTACAATATTTTGGATCCCTAGGGGTACAGTGGATTGTACACTAACTATACCTAATTAACTATACCTATTTAACATAGACCTATTGCAGAGAGAGTAGTTATGTCAGGTAAGTATCTTTTTTTAAAAAGTGTGTAACCTTTTTCTATGAATAGTAGTCAAATAAATATAAATAAATAAAATTTCACATAAAAACATATATGTGATATAGTTATAAAAATAAATAAAGGAGAAGAATGAGTAATTTATTAAAAAAGCCTATAGTCGTAGGTAAGTTACCAAAATCTACAGTTCAAAGAGGAGCTAAAAGTATCTACATTGATGGCGAAGCAATGCTACTTGCTTTAGGAAGTAAAAATGAATGGGTACATTGCTATTCTTTTGAAAGCGAAGATTCTAGACAAAGAAGAAATAAAGGCAGTGCTATGAGAATAGCAGGTAAAAGCTTCTGTAGTAGAAATAATGAAGGTTCTCAGTTTAATTACTGGCAATTTAAAGTGATTACTGTAGAAAACACAGTTAATCTTTACATTATTTGTGAAAATAGAGAAGGAACTGATTGGCAATGAGTGATTTAGAACACATTGGCGATGACCAAATGGACTTTAGAGAATTAGCACAACATCAACCAAAGCGTATTGATGAAAACACTCGTGGTTTTAAAGGTATGCAACAAGATGAATGGTATGAAATAGTACAATGGTTGCAGTTAAGAATGGATGACGCAGCGAATTGGTCAATGACAAAGATCGATGTTATGTATTCTGACCTTAAAAACTACACAAAAGGCGATGTTTTTTATGCGATTCAGAAATTATATGAAGAAGGAAGACATAAAGCACCTGATGGCGGTATGATTTTAGCTAAATTAAAAGCTTTAAGCATACCTAAGGTAAGATCTTCTGTTACAAATGTAGAAAATATAACAAATATAGATAGAAATAGTGGATTTTGTGATATCCCAGGGTATTCTTGTTCATTTTTTGATAGTGCTTGGTTTTCAGATGATTATGGCAACTGGCATTTTGAAGACCTGTGTACAGCTAATGGTCCAAAAGGTTTATGTGAAGCTAGAAAAAAAGCTGTTCCTAATGAACACCAGATTAGGACAAAGCCAAAAAAATCTACTAGAGCAGAAATGTATGCACAGCTTTGTAAAATGAAGACAATGAACGAAGTTATGAAGAAAAAAGTATGGAAAACTTACGATAAGTATGTTGATGGCGACTTAGAAGAAGTTATAAGTACTTATGGTAAAAAGGATTGGTACGATGGATAGCGAAAATTATGATATAGAAGAAGGACACGAGGAAATAGAAAACTTTCTAGGATCTGAATTAGTTCTTTATGGAGAAACATTTAATTATTACATAGAAAAAAGTTTTAACTCAACTTTTATGGCTAATCAATTTATTGATTCTGCAGCAGAAAAATTAAATATCAACACTCATTATGATATAGATCTGCCTACGACTGTTGTTTTAGGAAACTACGATAACAAAGATCAATTTATGGTGTTAACATTTTTTACTTATGACTATGAGTTAGATGAAGATGAAGATTTATCAATTACAGTCGAAAAGTTAAAAAAACATTTATATAGAACTAAAGGTATTACAAAAGATTTTGATTTTTGTATGATTTCTTATCCTATTTTAAAAGAAAGTAGTGATTTCACAGAAGATTGTGTTTACGAATATGCTTTAGAAAGTATTATTTTTAATACAACTGATTTTATTGGAGGAGCTGTTTCCAAAAGAGCAGTTGACCACAATTGTGAAGAGTGTGAAAAGTGTTACAATTTTCAAGTCCAGTACCTTTTAAACAGCAATGGTAATATGTCTCATAGGCAACTAAGAAAAATAGCGCATAAAAACTCTAGAGAAGAATCTTATGCTTTTTCTACTGTTGTAGAAAACTATTTTAAATTACCGAGCATTGCAAGTAAAGAATCTCTTTATGAATTTATAGAAGACATTAAAAAAGATAGATTAAAAGTAATAACAAGCAAAGAATCTATCTTAGATGAGCTTGTTAATGAAGTAGTTTCACTTCCTTTGGAAGGGTTTATACTATCAGACGAAGCGGGTAAATCAAGAGAAGAAATTATGGATACAATGAAAACTTTAATTGCTGCTACAGATTTTGATGGTGCAGAAGGTCAGTTTTTTATTGATTCATTAAATGACCTATTAGGAGAAGAAGAATGAGAGTACTAGATAAATATCCAGCAGTTAAACAACAATTAAAAGAAATTTATGAAAAAGAATTTTTTGACAACATTGTAGGTTTAACTGATGCTCAAGCAAATTATATACAAAGAGAAGAAGCAGAGATCTCTAGAACTGAAAGAGATTTTCTATTCTTAAAAGAAAATACAAGTCATTGGAAAAAAATGCTTTCTGATGATTGCGAAGATAAGCACAGTACAATATATAAAGCTTATGTGGACCTCTTTGGATTGCCTGAGGGATTAAACATAGATTAAAGATAGCTATCGTGGGTAGTCCACACGATAAAGTTGAAATCTGTCAACAAGGAAGTATAGACTTAAGTAGTCGGCTTCCTTGCTGACAAGCCCTCCCATCAACGCCTATCTCTTCGGAGATAGGTGTATATACTATTATTATGGAAGATCCTAAATTTCAAAAACTTCTTGAAGAGAAGAAGGCAAAAGACAAAAAAATAAAACTTCCTAAATTACACGAAAACCAAAAAATAGTTTCTGAGTCTGAAGCTCGTTGGAAAATACTTTGTGCAGGTAGAAGATTTGGAAAAACAAGATTAGGTGTCCAGTCTTGTTTAGAAGTTGCATTAGAAGGTAAAAGAGCTTGGTGGGTAGCACCAACATTCTCAATTGCAAGGGTTGGTTGGAGAGATATTATGTCAGCAGGATATGATCTTGGCTCTAAAGTAGGTGTTGATGTAAAAATGGGGGACATGACAGTTAATTTTGCCAATGGTGGTTTTATTGCTGTTAAATCTGCTGACAATCCACAAAGACTTCGTGGAGAAGGTTTGGATTTCCTGGTTATGGACGAGGCTGCTTTTATTAAAGAAGAAACTTGGACTGAGGTTCTTAGACCTACCTTAACTGAAAGAAAAGGTTCTGCTTTATTCATTAGTACACCTCGTGGTATGAACAATTGGTTCTATCGTTTATGGCAAGACGCAGATGATAGAGCGGATTGGGCTAAGTTTAAATTCTCTACAGTAGATAATCCTGCAATTGATCCTGAAGAATTAGAAATGGCAAAGCAGGAAATTGGTTCTCTGACATTTGCACAGGAGTATGAAGCAGAATTTGTAAATGAAGGAACTCAGCTTTTCAAATCAGATTGGTTTAAATACTATCAACCTGCTGTTCGTGGTGCCAAAATAGATGGTTTCTTGTATGAATTTGATAATATGCCTAAGTTTGCAACTGTTGACTTAGCAACTTCTACCAAACAAACTGCCGACTACACAGTATTTACAGCATTTGCACAAGATCCTGTAGAAGATAAATTGTTTGTCGTTGATATGTTAAGAAAAAGAATGGAAGCTCCAGACATAATTCCTGCAATGAAACAGTTCTATAAAAAAAATAATCTTGATTGGATAGGAATTGAAAGAGCAGGATTTCAGTTATCGATTATTCAGTTTGCCAGAAGAGAAGGAATCCAAGTCCGAGAGTTAAAAGCTGACAAAGACAAACGCAGTCGTGCCATACCTTTGTCTGCTAAAATGGAAGGTGGACAAGTATTCTTTCCTGATGACCCAATGGTTGATTGGGTACACGAAGCTGAAAGAGAATTATTGACTTTTCCCTTAGGAGCACATGACGATATTGTTGATACGCTAGCTTATGGTGTATTAAACTTAACTAAGAGAGTGAATTGGAAAGCGTACTAGATGGCAGAAAATAAAAGTTTTTACAGACGAGCAGTAGAATATCTTCAGGCTCCACCACAAAGAACACAACAAAAAAGTTTTTTAGGATCAACCTCTTCGGTTGATTCAAGTATCTATGGATACAATACACAATCAGGTTTTATGCCTGACAAACTCATTAAAGAGATTGGAGATGGAACAGGCAACTCTGCTGTAGTCGCTTGTTTGAATGTACTCTCTACTTCATTCGCTGAACCAAGACTAAAAGTTTATAGAGAGATAGGGGATTCAGATTATGAAATGGTTGATAGCCACCCTGTAACTACTTTAATTAACAGACCTAATCCTTACACTTCAGGTTCTTTATTGGCACACTACATTGTTACAGCACTAAATGCTGAAGGCGATGCTTATTTATTGAAGAACAAAAATAAAGCAGGCAGAGTTATTGAACTTGTTCCTCTTATGCCTCACTACATAAAACCAAGAGGTAACGAAAAACAATTAATTACTCACTACGAATATTATGTTAAAGACTCTAACTCACTCAACCAAAATGAATTTGTTGTAATCCCTGCAAATGACATTGTTCATATTCGACAAGGTGTTGATCCTAATAATCACAGAAAAGGATTTGCACCACTTAAAGCTGTATTAAGAGAAATTTTAGGAGACGAGGCTGCAGGTCAGTACGCAGCTGCTTTGTTACACAACATGGCAGTACCTGGTGTTATTCTTTCTCCTAAAGATGACGCAATGGGTGGACCTAGCCAAGATGAGGCTGAAGCGATTGCTCAAATATACAAACAAAAATTTGGTGGTTCTAATAGAGGAGCACCAATGATACTTACAGGTGCAATGGATGTAAAAGTAGTATCTTGGTCTCCAGAACAATTAAACCTTAACCAACTAAGGAGATTGCCTGAGGAAAGAGTTTCTGCAGTTTTAGGTGTCCCAGCAATTCTCGCTGGACTCGGAGCTGGACTGGAATCGGCGACATACAACAATACGAGAGAATTGAGAGAGTTCTTTACTGAACAAAAACTTATTCCTCTATGGCAAACAGTAGCTAATGAAATTACTCATCAGTTATTGCAATCAGACTTTACTGCAGATCCAAAAATATTATGTAAGTATGACCTTAATGAAGTTAGAGCTTTGGATGTAGATAAAGGCGAAATATTTAAAAGAATGCAAACAGGTGTTACAGGTGGTTGGATAACAGTAGCTGAGGCTAGAAAAGCTGTTGGTCTTGAATTTGGAGATGAACATGATGTGTTTTTACGACCACTCAACCTCGAACCTACATTACCTGAAAATTATAACAAGCCATTAGTAATGGAAGATCCTAAAGATGAGCCTGAAGATGAAATGGGCGAAGAACCAAATCCTAGAGAGGAAGAAGATGAACTGCTCATGGCTGATGGATATGACGAAGCCATCACAATTAAAGCTGTATTAGATACAACGAGTACAGAAGCTGAAGTTACAAGAGAAGGCAATATTGTTATGACACCAACTTATCTTGATAATGAAAAAGCACCTGCAATATCAGAAAAAGTCAAAAAAACTTTAAAAGACAAAGTAGCAAAACACAATGCTTCTAATCCTAAATACAGAGCTACTTAT